TATTGGATGGCCGCCACGTGTTGCAATCTCCTTACTTAGACTTCTAGTATATATTTTCCCCCAGTTCTCCCAATTGTATAGAGTTTTGGAGCCAGAGGAAATTGGGGGAACACTTCTGGGGGAACAATGCCAAGGAAGGGTGTCTTCTCCATTAAAGCCAAAAATTATTTTCTCACATATCCTCAGTGCTCACTATCAAAAGAAGAAGCATTACAGCAACTCATCAACTTGAAGACACCCACAAATAAGAAATTCATTAAAATTGCCAGAGAATTACACGAAGATGGGCAGCCTCATCTCCATGTGCTTATACAATTCGAAGGGAAATACAACTGCACAAGTAACAGATTCTTCGATCTGGTATCCCCAACCAGGTCAGCACATTTCCATCCAAACATTCAGGGAGCTAAATCCAGCTCCGACGTCAAGTCCTACGTCAGCAAGGATGGAGACACACTGGAGTGGGGACAATACCAGGTTGACGGTAGAAGTGCTAGAGGAGGCTGCCAGACAGCTAATGACTCTTACGCCAGGGCATTAAATGCCTCATCTGCAGAACAAGCTCTTCAAATTTTGAAAGAAGAACAGCTAAAAGATTATGTTACACAACAACATAATCTAAGGGCAAATTTGGAACGCATATTCATGAAGGCTCCAGAACCGTGGGTCCCTCCGTTTCAACTGTCTTCTTTCACTAACGTACCAGAAGAGATGCAGGAATGGGCAGACAATTATTTTGGCATGAGTGCCGCTGCGCGGCCAGAGAGACCTATTAGTATCATCGTCGAAGGTGATTCAAGAACCGGCAAGACAATGTGGGCAAGATCATTAGGAAAGCATAATTATCTGTCAGGTCATCTGGATTTCAATTCTAGGGTCTATTCGAATGACGTAGAATATAACGTCATTGATGATGTCAGCCCTAGCTATTTGAAATTAAAGCATTGGAAAGAATTAATTGGGGCCCAGAAAGACTGGCAGTCAAACTGTAAGTATGGAAAGCCAGTTCAAATTAAAGGGGGCATTCCATCAATCGTGCTATGCAATCCTGGTGAGGGCTCCAGCTATAAAGATTTCCTTAATAAACAAGAAAATCAGGCATTACAAAACTGGACAATACATAATGCCATCTTCATCACCCTCACAGGCGCCCTCTATCAAACCAATTCACAAGAGAGCTAAGAAGAGAGCAATCAGGCGACGACGAGTTGACCTCAACTGTGGCTGTTCAATATACATCCACATTAACTGTGCTAATCATGGATTCACGCACAGAGGAACCCATCACTGCAGTTCAAGCAACGAGTGGCGTTTTTATTTGGGAAGTTCCAAATCCCCTCTATTTCAAGATACTCCAAGTAGAGGATCCAATGTACACACGCAGCAGGGTGTATCACCTTCAGATAAGGTTCAATTACAACCTTCGGAAGAAATTGAATCTTCACAAAGCCTACTTCAACTTCCAAGTCTGGACGACTTCTCTGACAGCTTCTGGGATGATATATTTAAGTAGATTCAAATTCCTTGTAATGTCATATTTAAATAACATAGGTGTTGTATCAATTAACAATGTACTTGGAGCTGTTCATTATGCAACAGACAAGTCTTATGTAACAGATGTATTAGAAAATCATGAAATAAAATTCAAATTTTATTAATTCATAATCGAATCATAAAAATAGATCCGAATTTTCAAAGTAGCATACACAGGATTAGAAGCATGAGTACATGCCATATACAATAACAGAGCATTCTCTGTGTGATTCTCATATTTCCCAGCTTCTTGATGGTTGTACACTACATGGTTGTTGATCTTCCAAAAACGCTTCACCAAAGCCTGTTCATTACTTGCATACTGTCCACCAGTCACCTTAGCATAAAACTTATGCATGACTTGATAACGATCACGTAGATCGTTCTTCACAGTAGCAGTACTGGGCTCATTATCAAACATGTTGAATACTTGGCCAAAATCCATAGGAGTGCCATATGGTCTCCTGTCTCGAACCAACCAAAACATGACACTATTAGTGTGGTTCTTGAGCTTGATGTTCTCATCCATCCATATCTTCCCTAGAATGTACACAGACTTGACACAAAAACGTTTCCCCACACGGTGGGTAATGCCATTACCACGTGTCACATCAGAAACACACATCACCTTACCAACATGTGAAATATCATGACGCTGCTCATAGGACTGGACCTTACATGGGCCTTCACAGCCTTTGGGCACATCAGGAGTCCTGTACATACGATATATTCTGGGCTTCCTATACATGGGCCTGTTAACCCAACTAGAGGCCCTATTGGACTTTGAGCCCATTCCTCCACCAGGGGAGAAATTGAGAGTACGCCTAACCTTAGAGGGGCCCACCATCATACGCCATGGGGCATCCCTCTTAGACATTTTGAATTAAAATGAATGGGCTTTAATTTGAATTTTATAGGCCCACTAAACTTAATCAGCAAGTAGTAACACAAATATCTAGACTCTGCACATGCAATATGATTGGTCCACAGACATTTAATTCAAATTAAAGTGAGGGGGGACCACAAGAGTGTACGGCAAAGGGGAGGGGGGGGCGCGGCCATCCGGTAATATTA